GGCTGTAGAAGCAGAGAAGTCTGCTATCGAGCAAGCAAAACAGGCGAGAGACGCATATTCTCAACGTCTGCAAGCGATGGATTCGTTCCTGAACGCGCAGATAAAGGCTGAGAATCTTGAGGCATTGAAAGACACCGACCCGATTGCTTATGCGGTCAAGGTCGCTGAGAGAGTTCAGTTAGAGAAGGACATTGCAAGAATCCGTGGCGAGCAGCAACGCATTGCACAACAGCAACAGGCCGAGCGCGAGCAACAGATGGAGGCTTACGTCGCAGAAGAAGCGAAGAAAGTAGCCGCAGCAATTCCTGATTACCTAGATCCCAAGAAGGGTGAAAAGGTGCGAGCAGAACTCAGGTCTTACGCTAAGAACCTCGGTTATTCCGACGAGGAACTAGCAAATGCCACTGACTCACGCGCTGTTTTAGCATTGTGGAAAGCCGCGCAGTACGACAAACTTGTGCAGTCAAAGCCTGGGGTTAACAAAAAAGTTAACGAGGCTCCGAAACTGCTCAAGCCTGGGACTGCCACTGGTAAGAGCTTATCCACAGAAGCAGCAAAACAGGACTTTGCGCGTTTACGCAAGACAGGAAGTCGGCAAGACGCTGCAAGGGTTTTTGAAAGATTCTTGTAATTAGGAGTTAGAAAATGACTGTTCCTTCAGGTACATTCCAGACCTTCACCGCTATCGGTCAGCGTGAAGATCTCACCGATGTTATTTACAACATCAGCCCGACCGAGACACCTATCCTTTCGTCGCTTGCTCGCACCAAAGCAACGGCTGTCTACCACGAGTGGCAGACCGACACGTTGGCCGCAGCAACAACCAACAACGCACAGGTTGAAGGTGACGACGCAACCGCAGCAACTATCAGCCCGACGACCCGTCTCGGTAACTACACGCAGATCGTTGCTAAGACGATCCAGGTGTCAGGAACCATGATGGCCGTTGACCTTGCAGGCAGACGCGCAGAAAAAGCCTACCAGCTTTCCAAGGCTTCGCAGGAACTAAAGCGCGACCAAGAGACCATTCTTGCTGCCAACCAGGGGCGCAGTGCTGGCACTTCATCCACGGCTCGCAAGTTGGGTTCGCTTTTGTCTTGGCTCAAGACTAACTCGAACTACAACACGACCGACGGTGCTAACCCCACCACAATCGGCGTGAGCACTCGCTCGGATGGTACGACCCGTACCTTTACCGAGACGATCCTCAAGGATGGCGTTCAGCAGGTTTACACCTCTGGTGGAAGCCCCAAGATCCTCGTGGTTGGCCCTGCTCTCAAGCAGACCGTTTCGGCTTTCGCGGGTATCGCAGCACAGCGTTACATGGCTCCGTCAGATGCACCGACGACCATCATCGGCGCGGCTGATGTGTACCTGAGCGACTTCGGTTCGATCTCTGTAGTCCCAGATCGTTTCGTTCGTAGCCGTGACGCGTTCATCCTTGATCCGGAATACGCAGCAGTTGGTTATCTGCGTCCCTTCCAGACCAACGAACTTGCAAAGACTGGTGACTCCGAGAAAACCCAGATTCTTGCTGAGTTCACGATGGAGATGCGTAACGAGGCTGCCCACGGTATCCTTGCTGACCTCAAGACAGCGTAACAAAAACTGTGGTAAAAAAGAGGGAGGCGTAACAACCTCCCTTTTTTTATGCTCAAAACTAAATTTCACGCAACTGACGATCAGTTTGTCTTTGAGAGAACTCAGGACATATCTGCAATCATCGAGCAGAACAAAGCCCTCTATAACGCAACCGACGAGCGCGAGCGTTGGGGTGAGTGGACACGTTACGCTCAGTTACCCTATGCGGTGATTGACGACCTTAACAAACAAGGGATCATGCGAGGTTTTGCAGTCGCAGACGAAAAGAAATTCAGGGCGTGGATGAACGACCCAGAGAACAGACACTTCAGAACTCGCCCAGGAAAAGTATGAAGATAGCTTTTTGTGTTCCGTGTCGGGACACGATGATGACGGGGACGGCGTTCGATATGGCTCGTCTGGCTGCATACGATGGGGCCAATAGGTGCGCGATTACGGGAGGATCGTTCCTTTTGTACACAGCCCCTGGGACGCTCATATTTAGTCAAAGAGAGTCATTAGCCAAAGAAGCCTTAGCCGACGGTGCTGAGTACATTCTTTGGGTGGACTCGGACATGAGGTTCCCTAAGAACACGTTAGAACGATTGTTGGCACACGGTCAGAAGATTGTCGGGGTGAACGCAGTCACAAGGCGTAAACCCGTTTTGCCGACGGCAATAAACTTTCATCAAGACAAAGAGATCTTTGAGAAGATTGAGAGTCGAGGCAAGAAGGGTATTGAAGAAGTCACGGCTGTAGGATTTGGGGTTGTGTTAACCCATAAGTCTGTGTTTGAGGCTATGCCTCAGCCGTGGTTTGATGTAGTATGGGGGGCGGGTGGTCTAATTGGCGAAGATGTGCATTTTTGTGTGAAAGCCTTAGACCACGGGATAAAGACTTTCGTGGATCACGAATTGAGCCTCGAAATAGGACACATCGGGACGCACGAATACCGATGGAGCGATGTCGAATATGGCCCTAAGCACTTACAGCGATCTTCAGACGACCATAGCTAATTATCTCTCACGAGATGATCTTACTTCCGCGATCCCAGACTTCATCCAACTTGCAGAAATTCGGCTCCGTCGAGATCTACGCTTGCGTCAAATGCTTACGCAAACATCGACAACGGCAACCTCTGGCGGCGCGACAATTAGTCTGCCTAGCGACTTCCTGCAAGCAAGGGATGTGTACGTTGACTCTGACCCCGACTTCCCAGTTACGTTCGCAACGCCGAGCATCTTCATTCGGAACGGTAGGACGAACGAAAGTGGAGTACCGGCTTTCTACACCATCCTTGGGTCTACGATTCAATTTGCGCCAATTCCTGACAGCGATTACACGATCAAGATCTTGTACTACGCAGCCCCTGCGTTTCTCTCTACGAGCAATACGTCGAATCTCTGGCTTACGACCTGTCCGGACGCACTTCTCTATGCGTCACTAGGAGAGGCCGAGCCTTACATTATGAACGACCCCAGGCTACAGACTTGGGGTGCGTTTTATGATCGCGCTATCGCTTCTTTAACCCGTTCTGACGAAGAGAGTCAGTATTCGGGTGTACCGCTCACAATGATGGTGGCCAAGCGATGATGGTTTCTTTTGGTGAGTGGATGCCCGATCAGCCTGGGGCTTCTGGTGCGCTTGTAGACGCTAAGAACGTTACGCCACAAGCAGTCGGTTACGGGCCTATTATGACCCCACAGGACTGGAGTGGGTCTGCATCCGAGAACCTGAACAACATTGTGTCCGCAAGAACGCCTACCGAGGCTGTTAAGCTCTTTGCGGGTGGTGCTAGTAAGTTATTCCTTTTGAATGGCAACGACCTTACATTTTCAAACGTATCTAAGACCGGTGGTTACTCAACACCTTCGGGCCAACGATGGAACTTCACGCAGTTTGGCAATCGACTGATCGCAGCTAACGGTTATGACAGGCTCCAGGGTTATCTCATGGGGACATCTACGCTCTTTGCAGACCTTGGTGCTACTGCTCCTAAGTCTAGGTACGTTGCTGTCGTTAGGGACTTTGTTGTTGCCGGATACAACAATGGCGCAACTGTTTATCCCAACAGAGTCGAATGGTCTGCGTTGGGAGATGAAACCGACTGGACTGCTTCAGCGTTAACGCAATCAGACTACCAAGACATCCCAGACGGCGGGCATGTAAAGGGAGTCACTGGGGGCGAATACGGCTTGGTATTTTTGGATCGCGCTGTTGTCAGGATGTCCTATGTTGGTAGCCCGCTTGTCTTTCAGTTTGACACCATATCAAGAGGGCAGGGGTGTTTAGAGGCCAACTCGATTGTTCAGTACGCAGGGATCACTTACTTTTTGTCTGACGACGGGTTTTATATGTGCGACGGACAGTCGATCAAGTCTATTTCGGTAGAGAAGATTGACCGGTGGTTCTTCAATGATGCCGACGTCTCTCAACTCTCCTTGATGAGCGCAGCGGTTGATCCGCTCAAGAACCTTGTTATCTGGTCTTACAGGTCGGTCGATGCAGTACAAAGGCTTCTTATTTACAACTTTAACATTGGTAAGTGGTCTTACGGTGAGGCTGACTTCGACTTTGTAGCGCAGAGCACCACAATAAGCACAACTACGTCGGCAGGGCTAAGTTTAGAGGATCTAGACGTTTACGGGAGCCTTGACGACCTGCCAGCGAGTCTTGATTCGTATGCCTTCACCACGCAAGGAACGTATCTAACGGGCGGTAATAACGCCAAGATCATTGCGTTTTCAGGCACACCA